CAAGAACTAAAGCTGAAGATGTTGTCGTTGAAAACTTTAACGATTCAGCATTAAACGAAATTGATGCTAAGATTGCTTCTGGCGGTGACGATGATTTAGATTATTTCAAATCATTAGCTGGTCAAGAATAATATAATCTAAAAAGAGAATACCCGCTTCGGCGGGTATTTTTTTTATGCCACTCTGGCAAGAACCATATTTGATGGTGTTGTTTTGTCTTTTGCTTGTGTTGCTGATTGATTGTTAATAACTTGAGTGTTATTTGTGGTTGGTGCATTAACAACCATTGGTGTTTGTGGTTTTTGTTGTTGTCTTTGACCTACAGCTACATCATTAGATGCTACTGTAATCTTATCACCTTGGCCAACATTACCGGCGGAAGCGATTAGTGATGTGACTTCTTTAGCACGATTACCAACCTGTGTAAACCATTTACTATCTTTTAATTCTTCAGCAGTACCAGTGTAATCACCACCAGCTGCTCGTTTAGCAGCTTGTTTCATTACTGTCCACCATTTACCTAAATTGAAAGATAAATCAATAAACCCACCTTTTGCTGAATCATTAGCAGACATGTAGCCTGGACCCTTTTCTGCTATCTCAACATGATGAGCGAAGTCTTGTTCAAATAGGTTCATTACTTCTTGTTGGCTGAATTCTCGGTTCCATTCTGGTGGAAGTGATTTACCATCACCAATTAAATGTCCAACACCAACAGTCCACAGACCTACTGAATCTTTATATGGTTTTGTTCTGATACCTTCATGTCGTATGACCATTTTCTTCACATCTTCCATACCAGATATTTTTTGTGTTGGTTTTGGAATAGGTTCAGCCGCTTCAGGAGATTTTGCAATCGCTGTTGGAGTTTTAGGTGCAGGTTTAGCTAATATAGCAGGAACCGGTGCTGATGGTTGAACTTCTGGTGTGGGTGGTGGTGGTTCACCTGGTGTTATAACAGGTTTGGATAATAGGTCAGCTGCTTGTTGTTGAGCATCTCTACTTTCTTCAACTTTTTTACCTTTAAGTATTTCAGGTGTCACCACTTGTTCTTGTTGTGGTGTTGGAACTTCTTTTGGTTTAACATCAAATCCAAATAAGCGTTTTATTCCATCCCATTTTTCACCAAGCCAATCGGTGAATTTACCAAAATATTCTTTGATTTTATTTCCGATATTTGATAAAGTTTCTAATTCCCAATCTTGAAAGGCTTTGATGTCTTCTTTACCAATTAAACCAAAGGTTACTACTTCTAAAAATGAACCAATGATTCCTACTTGAGAAGCTTTCCATGCTTCCCAAATACTTCCAGTTTCTTCATATGTTTTGAAAGCATCTACGATACCATTACCAATTGAATAGATAGCCAATGCTGGTAGTGCTATTTTCCCTAAAAGTTTCATTACATTTTTAGGTTTGAAAAACACTTTAATATTTTTCATCACATTCTGAATCATCTTTCTAGGATTCAGAATATTCTCCATGATAGTGCTAAGAATTCCTTTTTTCTTTGTAGGTTCTTCTTTCTTAACTGGTGTTGGTGGTTTAACTTTTGCTGCAGTTTGAAAATCTTTTTCAGCGATAAACTTCTCATCTGGACTTTCTTTTGCTTCACCACCTTTTTGTTTTACAATACCAACAATACTTTGAACCGCTTCATTTAAGTCACGAGCAATACCAGGTAAAAGTAGAAAATTCTTTGCGATAACGCTGAAAGAATCCGCTAGATTACTTTGTTGTTTATCTTTATCTGTTACAAGTGTTGGTGACATTTATTATGTTCTTGCTAATAGGTTTAATAAGTCCATATTATATGTGTCGCCCACTTGTGGTTTATTTCCACTTCCCATAGAACCTGATGTATTATTTGTTACTGGTGCATTGAATAGTGAACCAATGTCGGCTGCTGATTCCATTCTTTGACCTTCAGAAATTTGTGATGATTTGGATGCAATATCTGAACCTAAACTTGGCGCTGATTGTGTTGGTGTAGGCGCAGTTGAACCGCCACCTAAAAGTGATGAACCCGAACCTGTTGTGTTTTCAGCTGCACCACCAGCCGATATTTTACCACTCAAAGCTTGAGTAGCTTTATCCATAGAGCCCGAAAGTAATTTATCCCAACCACCTTCTGGTCCTTGATTAAATTTATTTTGTGCAGTAGCTAATTGGTTTTTAACTGGATTAACAACATTCTTTTCATAATCTTCAGCACGGCCTAAACTATAATCACCTTTTGCATTAAGTTTTTTAATGTTTTGTAAATTGTTTTCGGTGATTGCATTTAGATTACCTAATATGTTAGCTTGTTCTTTTCTATTTTTAGGTAAATCTTTAACAAGAGAAGTTGCCTTCTCCATATTTTTATTTACTTCTTCAACAACTTTATCTTTGGTTGGACCTAATTGTTTATCCACACCAGCAATAAAGTCTGTGGCCTTTTGCATTTCTTTTTGAACTTTTTCAGCTGTTCTTTGTGCTTTGAATTCACCAGCTGAATTTTCTTTTGCAGAACTCTTTGAATCTTTTTTGAATGGATAATATGGACCAAAACTCACATCTTTATTAATATATGGAATAGTAAATGAAACTCTTGGTATACCAACATTATTAGCAATCCAATCTTTCATTGAGTAATAGGTTTCTTTGATATTATCAATAATTGGTTCAACAGCATCACCAACATCTTTTATTAATTTGCGTAATGAATCTTCACCAAAAAGCCCAAAGGTAACGAAATCAAGCATTTTACCTAAACCTGTTATAAAGGCTTCAGATAAAGAACCTGTTTCTTTCCATTTTTCAAAACCAGCTGTGATGCCTTTCCATAAAGAGGCTAATATTGCACCGATAGCTAAAGTTTTACCTATGGTACCAATTAACATTTTAGGACTAAATGCACCAGATATGCCGCCAAGTAATCCTTCTTTTATAGAATCAACAATACCACCAAACATGCCGCCTGTTTTCGGTTTACCATCTGGTGGGCTTTCTTCACCGCCAGCTTTAACGGCTGTTGGAGAACCAGGAGTTTGTGATTTGAGTTTTTGTGCTTCTAATTGAGATTCTAAAGTGTCTTGTGATTTGAAAAAATCGCCTTGTTTGGATAAATCTTGTTGTTCTTCGGCTTTTCTTTCAATTCTCGCCAATTCAACAATGTTTTGGCGAAGAATATTCATATCTTTGGCTATACCAGGAAGAGCCAAAGAATTTCTTGCAATTGTTTCTATGAAATTAGAATCAACACCTTCTTTTGTTGGTGATTTTTCTTTTCTATACTTTGTGATACCCAACCTGCCACGAATCATGGCCGAAAAAATATCATCACCACCAAAAACACTTTTAACAAGGTTTTCTTTGGAGAACTTTTTACCTATATCTTTTTTGGTATCTTTGAAGATTTCTTTGGCAGAAGCACCAAGGCCTTTACCTTCTTCAATATCAGATAAGTATCTACTAGCAAAAGTTGATGCCATTTTTATCTATTTTTTCTCTGTTGTCGTTGTAATTCTAATCTTTCTTTTTCTTCTTCAAGGTGCCTAATTAATAAGCTAACATAGATATTTCTTTCCCAAGGAATCATTTGTTCAAGCTCAGATAAACTATACTTGTGATGTTGCATTAAAGCAAAGTTGGTCTGATAGTAGTTCCCTAGTGTATCATAACGAAAAATTAAACGAAAAAACTTTGTAGGCCTTTTATTTGGATATCCTCTTCATATTCACATTTTGGACATTTGAAATGGACATCTTTTTTAATTTCAGGCAAGGTGTCAAAGAACACTTTAATCTTTTCTAAATCTTTTTGTTGAAGGTTATCAACAAACTCAACCAACTCATCTTTTGAAGAATCTTTAGCATAATATATTTGGTCTTTGTCGTAAATATAATCAATACAGTCAACCAATACTGAAGACATAATGTCTGATTCAGTTTTATCTTCATATCTTTGAATCATATCAAAAGATGGATATTTGAGAACAACACCTAAATTATCCGTCAGTTGAATTTTATTTGTGTGGTTAGGATTCTTTGTAGGTTGAATTTCAAGTAAATTAACTTTGAAATCAACAACACCGGTACAAGCATCACTTTCACCTTTGTCATTTAGAACCACATTATTACATTTGTATTTCAAATCTACAATTTCTTCTACTGACCTAGCTCTTAAATTCATAAACAAGAATTCAAGGTCAAAAGTTGGTAATGAATCAACATCAATTTCATCAAGCACACAATTCTTTAATACTTGACGAATGACATTAACTGTTTCTTTAGGGTCACTAGATTCTGACGCCATTAGAAATAGTTTTTGTTCTTTGACCAAAAATGGTCTGAAACGGATTGTTTTGCCCGTTGAAATTAATTTAACTTCATGTATAGGCACATCTAGTTTAGGTAACATAATAACCTCGCTTTAATAATTAAAATGGTAATCTTGTAGCTGCTTTTCCAAAAGGCAATAATCTTGCACCAGCTGCTCCAAACAATGCGGTTGCAGCTGAAGCTAGGTTGTAAGTTCCTTCATATTGCACTCTTAAATATTGATATGCAAATTGAACTTGAAGTCTGTGGAATCCATCTTCACCCCAATTCAAAGCTTGTGGTGCTACACCAATAGGATAAGCGTCAATCAATTCAACTGCATAAATCTGTTTAATAAATTCATCATATTGTATAATTTTAATATTGGTCATATATCGTGAAGATTGACCTTTTGGAAACCGAAGATTGTTTGTGTCAGAAGGATGAATAGCTTCTAACCAACGGTCAAATAACTTTCTTTCATAGAAATCATTGGTACATAAAAATGTTAGTGTTGTATCCGCATATTGTGATTGGTAAGGAACCTTAAATATTGGACCATATATTTTTACATCAGCTGTTGCTAAAGTTCTTCCAGGCAATTCAGCACTTTCACATTGTAAAGCCAAATATCTTGAAACGGATGGATTAGATGATTTTGATTGTTCATCTTTGGCGCCTTGACGACCAAAAGCAGAACCAATAGCATCACTCACATCATTAAATACTGAATTGGGAAAATTTAATATTTTCTCAATCACAGAATTACCAACAAAGTTTCCAATGTATGTTGGTATAGGGAGAACAACTTCAAACCTTGATGGTTTAGCTAAGCCGTCTTTTGCTCTTACATTAGATAAGAATAAATTAGGTGAAAATGACATTAAAATTGTTCCTCTGATTCAGCGTGAACTTTATTGGTTGAAGCGCCAACAAAACTTTCCATTGGTAATAGAGCTGCGATATCCCATTCATCTGCTGTTATTTCTAAAAATCTTGATTGTATTTGACTGAACAAATATCTTTTGATGCACGGTGTCGCTTCAAACACTCTTGAAGCATTGGCTAGATACCTGTAATTCAGTCTTAATTTTGTTTTCTCATCATATGTGTTATTAGAGGCTGTTACACTCAATTTATCCAAAAGTGTCATACGATATTTTGGAGCAATATAGTGTAAGTTTAGTCCCAAGAAACCATCGTTATATGATTCAATCGGTATAACCAATGGAAATCTATCATAATAGGGCATCGTATCTTTTGTCTTTGGGTCATAAAAGTAAAAATACATCTTACCAATGACTGACGATTCTTTTAGTTTATTCCTGTCACTCATTAAAGCTGAACGGGTCGGTCTTAACTCTGCTACTTTAGATTGTAACCAAGCTCTCGCTTGATTAGAACGAGGAGCTAGTCCTTCTTTTGCTAAAGACGATTTGATACGGTCTATTAAATATGCCATCGTCTATTTATCTCAAATGCCAAGGTCTTTTTCAGTTAAAATCTTAAACTCCCATCCATGTTCTTTACAGAACAGGTCGGCAGCTCTCCATTTCTCCTGATTAATTGCATAAGTCATGGCTTCTTGGATAAATGTCTTTGTTTTGCGTTTTTGGGTTGGTTTCTTGGTTTGTTTCTCTGGTTTGACTTCAATGACCAGAGTGTTTTCTTTATTGTTAGTTTGCCTAACACGAACAATGAAATCTGGATAGTAACGGTGCATCTTTTGGTCAATAGGTGATTTGTAACGAATAGACAACTCCTCTGACGCCCACCAAAGAACATTGGGGTCAATATCTAAATGTTTCATTACTCTTAATTCCCAATTGGAACGATAGACGATATTAGCTGCATCGCCTTTGTATTTTGTTGGGTTTTTTGGTCTAAACCATCCTTTATATGACATAAATACTATCTATGCTAATTAACACAATTTACCTCTGGAAGTAAACATGTCCCTTTTCGGTTTCGGTGATATAACATTCAATAAACAAGACAGTAGAAGAAATGGTCCACTATCAGCACTTGAAGGTACTGATTTTGAGAAAAACACCTTTCGTTATCCAATAGATGTTGGATCAGCAGATAAGGGCCATTATATGGTCATCTATATTCGCCAACAAAGACATACAAGTTATGGAGGCAAAACGATAGGTGATAGTGCTATTCCAGTAACTAAAG